TTAATAATTTCTCTTTTTTATTCTGTGCCATTTGTATTATTTTATCTTTACATTATAACCTTGTTTCTTTAGGTCATTGTACAATTCTTGTGCCTTAACTTCATCATCTTCTTTAATAGTTATTGTTGCACTATTATCTTGCTCTACTAGCTTGTCTATATTAACATCTAAGTCAATATGCTTAAAACCCCAATCAACAAGCTCATCAATATCAAATTCATTCGCCAGTATATCCATGTCAAACTCCCCTGTGTTTTTGTTAAGACGTATATTTAATTCTCTTTCTTGTTCTTTGTTAAGGTTTAATATTATACAGCCTATATCTTTATATCCTAGTTCTTTACATATTTTTAAACGCTGATGCCCACCAATTACTACATAATAATTTTCTGTGAAATATTCGTTAACTATTATAGGGTCGACCAATCCAAACTTAGTAATACTTTCTTTTAAAGATTTAAAATCCTTTGTACTAATCTGTCTAGGATTATACGTTGCAGCTTTAAGTTTATTAATTTCTATTTTCTCTATATTCATCTAATTTCTTATTTATGTCTATTAGTGCGTAAATTTGTGTACATACCATTTCCAAATGTTTTATCCTACAGTAAGCGTTAAAACACGAATCACCTTCTGCTTTAATGTGACATTCTCTGCATAATCCAACCAAGTTTTCAATGTAATCATTTGTCACCTTGTTTCTAGTTCTTTTCTCTAAGTGATGTATATCTACAGCAGGTGCATTACACATTTCACACGGTATATAGGTGTCTGATGTATCATAACCAAAAAAGTCAAGATATACTTTCGTATGCTTTTGCACGTCTATCGACTTTATGTAAATTATCACTAGGTAGTGTTAGTATAAAATCACCATTACAAAAATGGCATTTACCTTTTTCCATTAATGTAACTCTAACACAGCTACAACAAAATCTAAACTTCTGACTCATTTTTACAACTGTTTACATATACCTTAGCTAATTGTGCTAGTGTCTGTTGTACACAGCTACCGCAGCTACTTGCTTTTTTATTAGCATTAAATACTTTATTATATAGCTTGACCATAATAGCTTGGTCTTGTCCACTTATTGTCCCCTTTGTTCTTGGCAACACTTCTTCATATATCTTTAACTCATCTTCTGTAAATTGTCTAACCTTAGAATATGGAAACATCTTATTCAAAGCTTCCTTCCTTTCACTACATTTACAGTCAATTCCTGTAACTTCGCTTATTTTGTCTACAACCTTTTTTATACCTGTCGCCTTTGTGATGCGTTCTATTGAATCCCCTAAACCTTTACTTTGTTTGCTCATTGTTTAATTCTTTTAAAATTTTCTTTTTTAATTTAACATCGTCTAATATGTTAAATGTTCTATTTAGCATAACATTAATAGAATTTGTTATTATGTTCATATAGTGTGGTTGTTCAGCTAAAAAATACTCTTTTCCCTTTTCATCTTTAAATGACAAAACACTATCTGCTTTAAAATCTGTACTTTTACAATTCTTTAATGCTCTTATTATTCTAGTTTTTTTCATTTTGACTCATTGCTTTAAATAGTTCGACCATTTCAGGGGGTAATTCACTAATATCTTTTTCTAATTGTTCAAAGTCACCTGTGTTTAAATAATTGTCTTTTATTTTTAAAAGGTGATCTATCATATTATCTTTCATTGATTAAATAGTTTTTTACGTTTCTAATTGCTTTGTATAATGTGTTCTTATTAATCTTAGTCGCCTTAGCCATTTCTGATAGGCTAAAATTTTCTCTATAATACAATTTGAATACCTCAGCATCAAACCAATATAAATCCTTTAGCTTTTCTTCAATCCAATCTAGCTTAACTTCTATTTCTTCTTTTTTCTTTTTATTGCTTTTAGATGTATCGGCACTTATACATTCTATAGTTTGCGTTGCGTGATATTCATAATACTTCTTATACTTATAATAGTATCTGCTAGTTTTAGAATGATACTGATTAATCATTACTCTAACAGCATAAAATGTCATTTGGTTCTTTTCTATTATTTCTCTTAATCGTATTTGGTCGCATTTATATAATTCTTCTATGACAAAATGTAATAGTTCTTCATACTCTTTAATACCTGCTATGTTCAGTGCTACATCTTTTAGCCTGTCATAGTTTTTTATAAGGTATTCGTCTAACATATTTTAATCACCGAAGGTATTTTATATTTTTTCATTAAGTTGTATTCTACATTAGATAATTTGCCTGTGTGTATCTCTATAATATTGTCAAATCTACTATGTAGTTTTTTATAAATATAATTTAATATACTTTCGTTTTTTTTCAAATCTCTTAAAATAAAATTCAATTCAGCGCCACTATCGAATAAAATTGTGAACAAGTAATTGTTAGTATCTACATAATCCCAATGCAATCTTCCGCTTCTACTATTAAAAAATGTCGGTTTAACTTTCATTAAAATTTTAAGTAAGTATCTATTATTTCTATTGTTTGGTCTAATCCATTACTAGTCATAGCTAAATAACCTCTTTCAGTTAATTTGTTTAACCAAGTTAATTGTTCTACTGTAGGTTTATTATATCCGACCTTTAATTCTATTGCTAATCCGTGATAACTTCCTCTAGGTTCATAAATAAATAAATCGGGAAAACCACGCTTATATCCGCTTTTTTTGGCTCTAATTCTAACAGACATGTGTGCTTGATAATTGCCGCCCATAGAACCACAGTATAAAACATTCTGTAAGTCTAAATATTTACACACAGCTTTTTGTAATTGATATTCTTTCATATTAAAATATTACTATCATTGAATCGTGCATACCACATTTATTATCTACATATTCACCTTTAGTATTATATCCACTAAATTTTAACCTGCCTTTTATGAATCTAATTTCTTTTTTATTAGGCAATATATGATCGTGGAATATCTTTGTACTTGTAGATACAGGGAGTAGCATTACACATAGTTTACCTTTTCTACTTTCTTCTATTGCTTTCATAATAAATGCCTCTTTTAATTTTCTACTGTAAGGGGGATTTATAAAGTTTCTAAAACCCCATTCTATTTCTAATCCATTCCAAGACATATCGTGTTGATAAGGACAAGGATCAAAATTAAAATTAAATTCTTCATTAAGTTTATTATAAAATTCGGTTGGTGTTTTCCAATCGTCTTTGTGTTCTAAGTTTCTGTTTTTCATCTGTAAAATTTATAAATTATATAAGACAATATTGGTGTTGTCATTAGTATTGTAAATACGTTAATATGGGGTTCACCACAAATACCTAATAAATGTTTTAAAACTTCAATCATACTTTGTAATTATTTATTCTTTGTTCTGCTATTTTAAAAGTTTTTAAATCTAACTCACTACCAAAATAATTGGCTTTTAGTTTTTTTACACAAACACCAAAAGTTCCACTTCCCATAAAACCGTCCCAAACTTTATCATCTTTAGATACAATCCATTCTAGTATTGGCATTACTAATTTTTCAGGTTTACTCCACACCCCCAATACTTTATTTACATTTCGTGGCACTTCAATTACACTATTTAGCATTTTTCTTTTTCTTGGTGTATATATTCTATTTCCTAAATTTTTATCTTTCCCAATACAACCCTTTCCTTTTCTTTTTGGCGATCTATCTGCATTATACTCTCCTGTATACGCTTCGTTTTTTAATTCTCCATATATTAAAATATGTTCGTGTGTATGTCTAGGCATTTTGTGACTCACCCATCTACCATCTTTAAAGTGCCATATCATTTCAAATCTTGGAACACCAAAAATTTTATTAACATAGTGCCTGTTCTGAAAGTTTGTGAAACAAACATAAGTTTTTGCATTAGGTATATAATTTATATTTTTCCAATCATTAAATGGTGGGTCAAAAAGACAAACATCAAAATCTCCTTTGTTTTTTTTATAATCTATATTTTTTAATATTATCATTATACTTTATGTTTTTTTCTCCATACTGTACCTGCTGTAGGTGAATATACTGTTTCAAATCCTAAGTCCTTTAAATACTTAGTGTATTCTTGTTGTCCTTTTGCATCTAGCTTTTTAAATGTGTATTCATCAAAGTATTCAGGAAATTTTGACTGCTGGTTTTTATTAAATCCATTAGACGCCCACCTTTTTAATCTTAGGTTTATATCAAATGTCTTTTGCATCTCAGCTCTAAACTTAGAACCACTCTTATTCTTTTCTGTCCAATACAAGAAAAAATCATTTTTATCTTCTTCACTTATATCTTTAATAGCGTGAATGGACTTTTTAAAGTCCTCTATTCTTTTATTAATATTAATACTTTTACTATTACTAATACTATTACTAATACTAATACTAGCAGAGCGTTTGCTATGCGGTCGCAATGCAACCGCATTATTCCATCTTTTAGCTGCATTTTCTTTAGCCTTAATCGACTTGTTATTTATTTCTTCTATATGTTGATTTAAACGCTTAGAATAAAAACAACCATCTTCTATTACAAATAGATCAAAATCTTCTATAACAGCCTTTAATTTGTCTGCATCACATTGTAAACTATATGCTAGTGGTTCATAGTCATCAATACATAGTTTGTTTTCTTCTTTAAATAATAATTCTAATACAGCCCAGAATATACCATAAGATTCTATCCCTAGTTTACTACGCATTATTATTATTTTGTAATCTGTAAAGCTGTCTGATTGATGTAAGAAGTAAGTTTTTTTCATAGTTAAATATATAAAAAACCCCCTATATTCCAAGGGGGCTATTATTAAAATGGTGCATTATTATCACTTGCTAAAGATTCCATAGTTTGCTGTTCTCTAATTCTACAGTTCTTAATCATAAGAGTATTATAAAACTTACCTTTATATTCTCTACATTTTATATAAAAATCAATATCTACATATTGTTCTACAGCTAATTTTTTTGAGTGTTCTATTGTGTCAATAGAGGTTTGTCCAAATAATTCAAACTGCATAGTGTGTCTAAATCCTGAATCTGATTCCTCTATTGTAATTAGCTTTTTGGCAAAATCACCTTTAGCTGTGTTAATATTTTGATCTTCTATATTTGTTATTCTTCCGTTAATTTTATACATATCTATTTTTTTTAATTATTATTTCTTTTAAATGATTCGCTTTCATCTTCACCAAAAACACCAAGTTCGTAAAAACCCGCTAATTTAAGGACGGCACGGCTCATAGCTCTTTTTTCCGCCATTTCCATAACATACCAACTATTAGTATTTCCGTCTTTAAATGTATTACCTTTTAAAGCACTGCCAAAGGTTTGTATTGTTTTTTCACCCACATTAGCACTTGCTTTAACTACTGCAAAATGGGGTTCACATTTAATAACGTCATAGACAATACTAATATCTATATTAGCTTGTATTTTATCAATACCTGCTCTTGTTATTATAGTATAATGTTGATGCTTAAATACATCTTCATCTGTTAAATTATTCTCTACAAATAATCTATTTAAAATATCTCTTTTATTCATCAGTATTATTATTAGTTAAAAATTCAGTTATACTTAGATTAAGTATTGTACATAATCTTTCGGCTTCACTTATCTTTAGTGTGCCAGGATTCTTTAGTTTATTGAGCATTGTAGGATAACTCATTTCCATATACTCGGACAACTCTAATTTAGTTAGATCGTTTTCATACATAGCATAACCAATAATCCTTTTTAGTTTTTCATTCATAGTTTTATATTTAAAATCATACAGCAATAATAATAAATATATTTGACATACAGTTAAATTAATTTAATAGTTATTAACATTCGTATTGTTAATAAATATAAACAATGCTTGTGTTTGTGTTAAATTTATTTTACATATATTTGTGTCATACTAATTATTAAAATAATATAAAAATGGGTGTAAATATGATAGCTAAAAACATAGAATTAGATTTAGATGCTATGTCAGTTACTTTAACCGCTTTAAGTCAATATGAAGAAAAAATTTCTAAAATAATTGATAATTTAAAATTAAGACTTAACGCTGCTGATAGCACTTCTGAAATTAGAGATATACAATCAGACATGCGAAAGGCTGTAAATATAGTTCGAAACATACAAAAATCTAAAGAATCAATTAGTAACTCTGAAAAGAACATGTTATGAATAAATATTTAATACAAGGTAAGGGTTATTGGAATGTACAACTCAATGATCCGTTCATATCGGGAGTAGAAACAACTGATATAGAATCAAGCTATAATTATATCAAATTTAAAGGCACAGAAAAACAATTAGACAGCTTTTTAGACCAATTAATAGATCAAGGTGAAGCTGCATTTAAAATAATAGGAATCCATACAATAGATTAATTATGAAAAAAGGAACACAAAAACACACATTATATAACTACCTAAAAGAAGGTAAAACAATCTCAACTTTTAATGCTATGTACGATTTAGGAATTGCAGATTTGCAAGGAGTAATCAGACAGCTTAAAGACATAGGAGTAAATATCCAATCTAAATACATTACTGTAAACACTAGATATGGCAATACAGCAACTGTAAAGTCGTATTGGTTAGAATAGAAAAGCACCCGCCAAGAACACATTTTACAGGATAAGGAGAATTACCTGTTACGGGTGCGATTCTATTTTAAATTCTTTAATATGATATTAAAGTGTCTGCGTAACTTTTTTAAGTTATATACTCTATTATGGTTTTTATCATAAGTATATTCCGCGTCCAATTTTATATCTTTTGCGTATATGTGACTATTTTCACTCATAATTCCATTAGTAAATTTATTCCAAATTTTCCTGAATTGCAAATAACCGCACAACCAACACATGGTTTTTTACCATATTTAGCGTACGCCATTGCGTAACTTTCGTGGTCAATACCACACCCCACTTGCATACCAAATACTCTAAAATTCTGACCAACATAATGTTCACAGTAAGCCTGTGTGTGGAGATGACCTTGTACCGTATTCATCATATCTGCTCTACATTTTGTACGTGCTGTTCCCCCTTCACCGTGGATATACTGAACACCGTCCTTAACATATCTTTCTACAAAATTCCAGCCTGGCACTTCTAATACTTCTTTATAGCTTTTAATCCACTTGCTAGGTATAGCTGAAGTTTGAGCTTTCCGCATAACCATACGGTCATGGTTACCGATTATTACTGTAGCTTTTGGGAATGCTTTATACCACCTAGCAATACGTTCTACTGCAAATTCAAGCTCTTGTTTACCTGAATACTCAGCATCTATATTAACTTCGTGAAAAGAGCTATAATGATTGTCTATTACATCACCAATAAACACAACTTCTGTACATTCAAACTCATCATATTTGGATATACAAAATTCTAGGTATTTATCAAGTGAAAATGGTTCGTGAAGATCACCAATAACAAGGACGTTATTAAGACCGTTGCCTTCGGATTGGCGTATATTTTTTATTAAGTCGTGTTCTGACTTTGTTAAGCGTAACCGATATTCTTTGAGTTGTTTTATTTCTTTTTAATTTTTTCTAACCCTCTACTTCCGAAATAAGCTCCTATTGTTGTTATCAAGCATATTTCTAAAAGAGATTTCCATTTGTCATCTACATTAAAACTTATTGTTCCACTATCAACAAATACTAGCAATACTGTTGATATTATTAAGAAGGCTAAAGTTAGTGGTCTAATATTAGCAGGCAACCACCCCGCTTTATTATCACTTTCCCACCTTCTAGTTATTTGTTCTTCTGCATTTGCCTGAGCATCTAAAATCATTTGCTCAAATTTAATCTTTAATTCTTTACGTTCGGAGTCAGTAGTGACTACGTTATCCACCAACTTATTAACATCTAAAGACATTCCCCCAAATAGTTTACTTAAAAATTTCATATTGTATTATAATGTTTTTTAGCTCTGTATTTAGTCTTGTTGTTTTCGTCTTTATAAGCAACCAGAATCTGTTTTCTATTTCCTGTTATCTTCCAACTTATATGAATCCAATCAGGATTGTCACTGTCTTTGTGTGCTGTAGGAGCAGGATTGCCAAATTCTAATATACACTGGTCAAACTCTAACCCTTGACTTATAATAGCATTAAAGATTCTCATATTATCCATACGTCCACGCTTAACAAACTGTAAGTCCACAGCCTCGCATTTAGTGTGCTGAGATTTATTAGAACCACCTATTGCTGCATTAAGACTTTCAGACCTAAAGCCACTTGTTACTCTTAATGGACCAACTGCATTCCTGAGAGGTTGTAAAAGTTCAGTGGCTAAAAGTCTGAGTTTGTGTATTCCTTCCTTGTCGGGTGTGTTAGAAATACCAAGTCTTGTAGCTGTGTTGCTTTTAGTCAATTCAGCTAGTGTGAAATTTTTGCTTATTCTCATTATTCAAATTTTGCTAACATCAAATTGTCTATGCTTTTTTGCACGTCCTTTTTTGTTGCGTCTAATTGAAACATAATATTAGCCTTAAACCTGTCCTTTTCTTCTCCACTTTCAAATATAATAACTGTAGGTATGCAGGTTACATTATACTTCTTTTGTATGCTTGGAAAACGTCCTATATCAACTCTATACTTTTCACAGTCATTTAGTTTAACTATTTCAGTAAATTGATTAGCCTCATTCCATTCAACCCAAAACTCTACAGCAACAATATCTTTAGCAATTTTATCCTCAAAGTTAGACTCAGTAATAAAGTCTTGACCACTAGCTACTCCTATTATAAAAAATAAGATAGTAATTAAGATATATATTAAATCTGTAAAGCTCATTGCATTTTATCTATTTTATCTCTAAGGTATTTGATGTCCTCTTTTATTTCTGTAACGTCCTCTTGCGTTGTCATTATAGTGGCACGTATCATTTGGTCCTTCATGTCAAACTCCAATTTAGTAACTTCGGGTTCAGGTGGCAACGGCAATAGTTTTGCTTCATCTATAGAAGCATTAAGGCTAAACCACATACCCACTAGCGTTGCTATTAAAACACCTATACCGCCTAATGTTTTTAGGCTTATTTCAAACTTAGAATCTTCTGAAAGCTCTTTCATTATTTACAAGATTTATCACATTTTTTACCTGAAAACTTTTCTACTCCACTAATTCCAAAACAACCAAGTACAACCCAAACGAATGAATCATAAACAAATTCATTAATTACTAAGTCTTTTCCAATCCAACCTGTAAGTAAATCAGCTATCATTATTATACACATTATTATAAAAGCAACAAAACCAATTATTGCTTTTTCATTCCAATTATTATCGTCTTTAAATATATTCATTATAATACTTTTTTAATTTGACCATTTTCTATATATATACTTTCAGGTTTTCTAATATGTTGACCATTAAGGTTATACATTAAACCTGTATTCTGTGAATTTTCAATCAATTCTTCTATGCCTGTATTACAAGGCAACCCTGTAGCACAGTCAATATATTCTTGAGTAAATATTTCCACGTATTCTGTTTCTATTATAGTGTCATAAATAATAACATCTACGTATTCAATAACTGTTTCGTAAATGTATTCTATTTCATATATGGTGTCACATTCTTGAGGGGGTGGTCCACATTCTTCTGGTGTTGTAGGTACTGCATCTGCTTCGTCTGATCCATCTACGCAATCTTCCCACCCGTCATTAAGATAAAACAAACCACCTTCACCATTTGGCACACAGCCATTCGGGGCGTATTGAGTCCAATTAGCAGGGTCATCACCACAGAAAAAACCATTTTGTTCTACGCAATCTAAGCATAGTTGTTGAAAGTCATATCCTTGACCAAATGAAAATGATGTTATAAATAGTAATGTAATTAGTCTGTTCATTGTTAAAAAATTAAATAGTTAAATCCAAACTTGCATTCATATATTGGCTTTTCCCAATAGTTTAAATATGTGCCTTCTACAAACAAACCTAAATGCTTAGTAACTCTAAGACCTGCTACAATACCTGCATCAAGGTCTAATCCTGCTCCATCATACTCAAAGCTATAGTCACTTAAACCATAGTGTAAAGGCATTAAATTTAGCCATGTATGTAGCCATGCGTTATTATGATATTTATAATAAGCCACTCCAATAGCCATAGAAAGCTCATATACGCTCCCTAAGGCGTTTAATTGCTCTTGATTATAGTTTGCTATAGCTTGTCCAAAATAATGCTTGTAAAACTCATCATTTGACGTTGCTATTAATTCACCATTGTTAAACCAATGCCAATTGCCATTGACATATTGTGTTGAATATCCAAAATCTTCTGCTAGATCGTTGAATGTGTTTTCACCACTTATCCAAAAATCCTCAATAGGTAATATATGATAAACAGGGTGCTGACGAACCAAACCACCCACTGTGAAATCAAAGTTGCCTTTTTGTAGTCTATATCTTGTATCAAACGATATAAACTCCATATTACGTCTTTCATCATTTTTAAGTTGTATTTTAGTGACACATTTATTGCCTAAATATCTTAACCAAAAATCCTGGTTAGTGAAGTCGCTACCACGATGACGAATAAATGAATAATTAAATAAATACTCCCAACCAATGCTATTGCCAATAGTAACATTATCACTGACAGCTTTCTCAGTACCATAGTACCATGTTTTAACTTTATATTCATAATCAAATCTTGCTATTTTTCTTAAACCAATAGTGAGGTTATAATCGTATGGATTAACTTTTGTGACATCTTCATAACCCTTGTCTACAGCTATATAGTTTTGGTTCTCGACCATACTTGTATTCATACTCATAGAAGTATAAAATGTAGCATACTTAAAAAAGTCACCTTGACCAAAGCATATAAAAGGAAATAATAATAATAGATATTTAATCATAATAATTATATTGCAGGTGCTATTGAAACTGTTGCGTAAACCTTCATTGTCCAGTCCCCATTGAACGCACCCCCTGACCACAATTCTAACGCTTTTCCACTTATATCACCTGCGTATGTTCCATCAGCAGGTACTGTAGTGTTGCCACTAAAAACAAAAGTTCTGTCTGCACCTTCATTTTTGTAAAAATCTCGATGTCTATCCCAATAATTGGTTGTTCCCGATGTTGCCTTATCATATCCAATATATAAATACTCCCCATTAGTTTCATTAACCCCCACATGAGTACATACACAAATAACTGTTTGCGGTATTACTATAAACCCCGTTCCTGGATTAAACAGACCTAGTGGTGTTGTACTTAAAGCATTAACAGCCGCACTGTCTAAAGATGAGGTCACGGTTGTTATTAATCTTTGTGCTTTTAAAGATTTAGATGTCCCCTCGGGGCTACCCGTGGTGTCTGATATATCCACACCCATTATTAGATCTCTATAATCAATCGGTGTTGTTCCGTATGCTGTTTTGTCTGTTAGTCGTTGTCCTGCCATTGTTTAATTTTTTAATATAATTTTTTAGCTTTTTAAAGTTTTCTAAGCTACTAGGGTATGTACGTCTTTTAACAGTCATAAATCTTTATTCCTGATAATTGTAAATAATTTTTTAAACTGTTACCCATAGGAGCTACATCTAAATTCAATCCTGCATAGTAGTTACGTACTGTCGGTGACATTTCCCCTGCATCATTGTTACTAGCGTATTCAGGGAATGCTGAGCTTCCCTTGTCAGTTAAATAATCAATCAATCGTTGTCTATAAAACTGAGCTGCATCTGTAGCTGTGTCCATTAAAGGTTTTATATCGTCATAAGTAGCACTAGAAGATTGTTCTGTACCACCCATAACTACAACTGCATTATTTACAAATCTTAGCCTTAAATACGGTGCTAATTGTGCAAAAGAAAATTGTACAAGAGCAGGTTGTATATAAGTTTCCATTAAAGTCTTATAATCACCTGTAAGTGTGCCACCTTGTATTTTAGTTTTTAGTGCTTCATATAAATCAGTTCCAAGTACAGGAAGTATATTCATATCCTGTGCCAATAGTATATAAGGCATTATAAGGTTGTCATCTACTGAACCACCTAAGGCTGTATCTTTTTTTAATCTTGTTGCTGATATAAATAATGTATGTTGTATTGCCATATTTTAATTTATTTTACGCCTGGATAATGTCCTTGATTTGGCATATTCTCAGGTGCTATTACTGCATCTTTAATTCCTCTTGGTCTTGGTGTGTATGATTTAGGTATGCTATCCGTTTTTTTATAATCGTTCATACTTTGACCGTCTTTTAATTCTGTACCTTCTTTTAATCTATATAGAATAACCTTCCAAGCGTGTCTGCAATATACACCACCTTTAAATTTGAAAAGGTCATACGGTCTGCCTTTGTGTCCTAATTGCTTATTCACTCCTGCTCTACTAGCTGCATCAATATCTTCAATTCTATATACAAAACCTGCTTTGCTAAGTCGCATCATATTCTTGCAAAATGTTCTAGTTGACTTGCTTGGCTTTCTACTCTTTTTAATATACTTAAATCTAACTCTATAATATGATTTATCTAAGTAGCTAAACCTGTCCTCTTTGCTAACTATTTCGTCTGCAAATTTATCTTTTATGTCTTTAGGCTCTATAAAGCTATCTGCCCAATCATCATAGTCCTCTACATAGTCTTGTTCATCTACAACTTCCCATTTGTCTAAATCTATTTGTTCACCTTCTAGTGCATCAAATACATCATCAAATTCATCATCAGACAAATCAGCTCTAACGCCTTCTATTTCTTTTACTTTTTTTTTTGCCCAAGATTGTCCTGCATCACCACCCCATAACGCCCAAGCAATTCTTCCTGCTGACGGAAACCCATCTTCACCTATTTCAAACCCTTCTGCTTTTTTATCTACTTCGTGTCTAGCAAAAAAACTGTTCATTCTTTTAATCGTATCTAAGCTAAGGTTGTCACCGTTCTTAATATTAGTAGCTCTAGCAACTGCAACTTGAGTGCCACCACGTCCGTATTCTCTACGCCACTCTAAACCCTTTATAGCTTCGTCAATCATTCCTTGCGTCGGTTTAGTGTCTATATCTTTTAAATCTTTAAATTCTTGCTTTAAATCTTCTGTATTTATATCTTCTTTTGTAACACCTTCTTTTTCTTGTTCTTCTTCTGATTGTGTCTTAGTAACTTCTAAATCAATGAAATCAGCAGGTTTAAGCGACTTAAAGTATAAATCAAGGTTTATATCATTAACTCTAAATATCTTCTCTAAACCCTTTAAAAGCGTGTTTTGGAATGGAATAACCACTGTATTTGTAAATAAACTAAAGGCATCACGTAATTCGTCCGCATTATTTCCTAAACCACCACCTTCTGCTCTAATTCCAAACAATATAGGTGATGTAACTCTATGTCCTGCTAAGATTTGATTTACAGCTTGTTTTGACATACCTTCCCAAGCACTTTGTGCATCATTCATTTGGATAGGTTCTATAATAGGTGCTGTTTCTTTTCCATCATTGAAAGTGATAAGTATTTTACCTGCGTTTCCACTCCCTGCAAATTTAGCGTTTAATTGACGCTCTATAGTTCTACGTTCTTCATCAGTAGGCACTCCATTAGAAAATCCAACGTGCATTGAAGGTGTCATACCGCTTGTAATATTAGATAAATGAAACTGAGCAATCTCTAACTCCATTTGAATCCAATCCGTTGCAGCTACATAATCAGGTGCAAACCCATAAAATAAAGCAGGGTTTTTATCTCTTATCATTAAGATTTGACTAGCTTGTGTTCTGTCGTCAGTATTGAAGGCTGCATAAGCACGTGGTCTGTATTCTGCTTTTTTAACTTTTGACCAATCAGCACTATAATAATATGTATCTATTTCACCGTCAATCATTTTACCTGAACGTATATATTGAGCAGGTATATGTTTCATTTTAGCAATCTTGCTACGATCCCTAGACCATATAACATTAACGTAACACCCACCAAATAGCTTTAAGTCCATAGCTAGGTCTTTTAGCACATCGTCATCTGAATTATGCAATAATTCTGTTAAACGTAAATATGATTCTTTTGTGTCTGTAGTTTCATCTGCATTTGTAGCAGCTAATCCTTCACCATAAATCATAGCACCTATAGACTTAATCAAAGCACCATTAATAGCACTACCTAAGAATAGGTCTAGTAAGTAGTTCGGATATAGATTGTCTTTCCCAAAAGAAATCCAATCATTCTTAGAATCTTCTACTAAATGGGGTATATTGTAATGTGATAATTTAATTAAATCTAACTTCATAATTAATTTGGTGTTAAATAAACTGATTCTGTGTCTGAATCATTAGTTGTATATTCTTTGTAAGTCGGTGACCAACCATCTGCCTCTGCAGGCTCGACATTCATTAAACCCGTAAATATTTTTTTACCTGCTAATGATGGTGTTAAATTGTCAGAAGAACTATTTTCATATATTACAACGTCCCAAAAGCCAATAGGATAGTTTATGTAAAAAGTAGGATATGTTATTTGTCCGAAAGATAAATATCCAAGTGCAGGATTCGCATTAAAAGGAGCTGTATATAAAAAGAAAGTTGTTATTCTATCATTAAAACCATTAGCACCCCAATTTGCAATTGGAGTAACATTTTGTTCTACACCTGTTAATTGACTTTTGCAAGAAACCAACAATCCTTTTGCAGTATCAAAATCAGCAGACATTTTATCTTTTAAATTTAGTCTAACTGTGAAGATTTTGGCAAGTCCGCCCTGCTTATTTACATTTAATTGAATCATTCTTCTTTATAAATTTTATAAAATTCTTCAGGACATTGTTCTCTAAATATCTTTAACTGTTCTTCTGTCATAGCAGGTCTTATGTCGTTACCCTCTTTTTGAACCCAAGTCATCTTTTTTCTTTTTAGTTTCTTTTACAAATAAAGCATCTCTAACGCTTTCGTTAAGTCTTTCAATTTGCTTTTGTGTTAAGTCATTTAATGGGATATTGATAGTGTCAATACTTTTGCCTTCCCATTCTTTTTTTAATTTCCAAGCCATAGTAGTTTATTATAAATATAAAAGTTAAGATATTGTTTTTTAGTGTACAAAAAAAGGGGCAAAAAACCCCTTTTCTTTTCTATTTAGAGTAACGATTAAGTCCCAACTGTAATTGTTAAAGCGGTATCATCTGAAAGTCCATCAAACGGGAATTTAGCATCTCCTGCACTAACAGGTGCAGGTATTTGTACTAAAGCATTCTTTTCTTCTGCAGCCCATTCTATAGTATATCCTGTTAAATCACCTTTAGCAGCACCTGTTACAACAGTACCACCTGTTACATGACAACCACCATCAATACCTAATAAGAATACATTGTCGTTTTCATCTTGTACAAAAATTTGAGATCTTGAATACGCCATAAGTCTTAACTCATTGGTCATATCGTGGTCAATCTTTTGTAGTGTTACAGATAATGTTTGATTAAAGAATGTAGTTCCATTAGCATTGTCTGATTGTATATTAACAGTCATACTAGATAAGTTTGGCACTAGGTCATATTTAAATACTTCTACAGTACCACCACAACAAGACCAATTAGCAAAACCCGCAGGATTCATTTCTGTAGTGTTTATTGTAGCAACAGCAGAAACATTATTGCTGTATGATTTAGCAATATAAATGGCTTTTAGACCACCTATACTGTCTTTACAATCTATTAAACGTCCTCTTGTAATATTACAAGCCATATTATTATTATTTAAAAGTTAATAAAAGGGGAGTATATTTCAACTCCCCATTTAAAGTATTAAGCGTAATACACCATATCACTACCAAAGGCATATCCAACACCCGCAGTAAATCTCATTCCTATTCTAACATTGTCAGAAAGATCTTTGTCAGACATATCTAATAATCTAACTTCACTTCTTGAACCGTCAGTTCCAAAAAACATATTAGAGATTCGTCCTGCTACCATAGCATTAGCCCCTAATCCAGGTGCATGAGCAATTTTAATACCATTATAAGTGTATTCCCATTGACCATTCATATTGTATAAATTCCCATAACCTAAAGTTGCTTGAGACTGTATGTAGTATCTCCAAGCTGCAGTTCCAACGAAAATTCTTAAATCTTCTTTTCCAAATACAGCATTTGGAATAGCATCTTGAACTTTTCCAAGTTCAGCAACAATATTACCTGCATTTAGAGGTGTTCCCGTAACATCAACAACATCACCATCAGCTAATAATAGTTTTTGAAAACCATCAAATTCACCATTGTTTCCTGCATCTCCCTGCCATATAGATTCTTCTATTTCAGCAGCAACTCTTTCAGCTGTTTGAGATATTAAGTAATCACTAAATGATGTAGGGAGTGTTCCGTTCAATCCTGCAGTCATGTTTTGACCTTCCCATGTAGCTAAGAAATCTTCTTTACAGATTTGAATATTTACGTCCATATCTTTTGGCTCAAGAACCTTGTCAGCATAAGTAACTGTTCCTGAATCTGTAAAATCACAAGTTGAATCTGCCATTAAATTACCTGCTGTTCCTGCAACAGTAATCTTTCTTAAATTAGTTTTGTATTTTACGTTGTTTAACACTGTTAAGTTATTTTCAGCTAAGGTCGTTCCCGAAAGAAGAGCTGCCGAAATGTAACCTTGTGCAGCTTCACCTGCATAATTAGACGTTACTGTTTCAGCAAAGTCATATTTTTTAGTTAAATTCTTTTTCATCTTTTTTAAAATTATTTATTGTTTATATAATAAGCAACTCTTTCTTTTGTGCTTAACTTCCTTAAATCAACAGTAGAGTTAAAACTTCTGCCTTCAGGATTGTATTCAATACCTTCACTTGCAGGTTCACCACTTAGTTCTACTATTTTACTTTTTAATTCTTCTATTTGAGTCATAAGTTCACCTATAACTTCGTTTGACATTTCTGTTTTTTCTTCTGCTGATGCTTCAACATTTACGTTTTCACCATATACTGCCTTTTCTAAGGCCTCAACTCTATCCTTCATTTCCTCGTATGTCTTCGCCCAGTCGGTTTCTTCAGCTTCAGATTCTTCAGCTAATTCTTCTGTTTCTTCTTCTGCCTTTTTTCCAAATACTTTTTCCTCTAAAGCAGCAACTCTATCTTTCATTTCTTCAAATGTTTTAGCCCAGTCAGTTTCTTCAGCTTCAGATTCTTCAGCTAATTGTTCTTCAATAGGTTCTCTAGTATCTTCAGCCGATAGTTCTTCCTCAGATTCCTTTTCTTCCCCTAAGTCTAGGATTTTAGATTTATCATCAATAGACAGTTTATATCCATTTTCCATAGTGTAGCTTCCCGCTTCTAATGGAGTTGCCTCAGAATCGTCACCGATTGCAAAGACTTTAGAACCAACCACAAATTGCTCATCTTCTGTAGCAATTATGCGACCGTCTTCTAATTTCATTTCAGCGTACATTTTTACGCTATAAGATTTAGGTTCGTTTTTCATTTTTAAGATATTTAAAATTTTTTCTAGTGTACTCATAACATATATAAATATAAAGGCGTTATTATTGTTTATTTCTTTTAGCGTTTTTTACTTGAATTTAATTGTAGCACATACTTTTGCAGCTGTTTCTTTATTGCCATATTCCTTCATCTGATCTCGCATACATTCGTCCCATGAATACTTTAACATAGCTTTACGTTTAGCGTAAGCAATATATTCTAACATCTTGTATTTTTTCTTGCGTTTCTTTCGTCCTGTTTCAGCGTGTTCTTCACGCATTGTTGCTGATGAATGGTCTGCACATGGCATAAATAATTTAACACCGTCTACTGTATGTGGGTGGCTACCTGAACAGCCTTTGAACATTTCTGCATATAGTTCAGCTTCTTCTTTTGTTCTAAATAATGGTTCACCATCTAAAGCACCTACAGGCTGTAGTTCGTTTTGTAGAATAACATCTTTAATTTTACTCATTGTCACCTCATCAGGACAATCTTCACAAACTTCGTCTAATATATCTACTTTTTTAGATGCTTCAATTAGTTTATCCGTAAAGTAGCCTTCTATACTGAACCCACGAACCTCTTTATTCTTAATTGCTTCCCAAATCTCAGGATTGTTTTCTGCCGATACTTGTACAAACCACGTCCCAATAGGTAAGCTCGAAAAACCATACATATTGGATTTGTCATATTTCTTATCTTCCTTAATCCACGATTCTACGACAGTTAAACCCTGTATTGGTTCTTTGTGTTCTAAGGTGTGATTATTGTTGTTTAAACTTGACATAAATAACTTCTGAGCTTGTTTTATAGTTTCTTTAGTAAAGTAAACGTCGTATTCTTCGTTAGTTTCCTTATCTAGTCGCGGTATACGTTTCTCAGGGATCAGAATAGCACCGATTAATTGTTTCTTTTCTTCATCTGCCTTTGCTAGACTTAAAAAGTCATTATTAAAGAAAACAAAATTTTCTTCAATGGCAGGAAATTTAACAACGGAAATCGCATCTACGCCAAAGTGGTCTGCAGTTTCATCTATGATTAATTCAATTAATTTTTTCTTTTTCATATACTAATAAATATAAAGTTGTCTGTTTTGTTTATAATGTGGCTTGTATGTCTAATTCATTCTGTAAGGCTTGGGCATTTGAAATATCATTTTCTACAACGTACGCTTGAGCAGGCTGTGAACCACCACCTAGTGTGGGCTGCTCCACTGCTTCCATATTAGGTGACATTGGTCCTAGTCCTGTATCTTGGGGTACAGCGGGTTCAGGACCACCACCACCACCACCACCTGAATCACCAGGTAACTTAGTAGATAGTATTTGTTTTACATTCATCATACCTGCTGCTATTGCACCGATTGCAGCTATTGGTCCAAATATAGGACCTGCACCAATAGGCGGTGGTGCTAAGGCTGCTGCTGCTGCACTATATGTATTAATTAATGCTTGACCTACAGCTAGTGCTTTTCCTGCTTTAGATTGCTCCCCTAATAATGATGCTACCTGTCCTAGTGAATTAGCTACTATGTCACGTCTTGTAGCTGCAACAGCTCGTTCAATATCAGCTTTTTTCTTTGCAGCATCTCTATCAATAGCTACTAACGTGTCTTGCAAAACTTGTTGATCTGAAATAGTACGCATAGCTAAAGTCCTTCTGTTTTCAGCTTCTATTTCTATATCTGACATTTGTTGCTCTAGTTCACTTTTGCCAATAGATGTTAATTCTTGTAAATTAGCAATCCTTTCATCTTGTAAAGCTGCTTCATTTGTTTTTTGCTCAGAAGATAATCCTGCAATTTTAGCATCTATTGCAATCATTTCTGTCTTTAATGAAAACAGTTCTTCCATTCTTTCAGGTGTTTCACCTTCTAAATCATTTAGTTGTTTTACAGAATCTATTTGTGCCTGTATTGCATCTTTTTCAGCTTGTGTTTGCTTTTCTAACACCCCTGCTAATTTATCATTTGCAGCTATTCTTTCATCTACTGTAAGTCTAATATCGTCCCGTTGTTGCCTTAATACTTCAGCTTCCCTGTCGTATTTTTCAATTAATCTTTGTTGTTCTAGTGCTAAAAGACCATAATTCTTTTTGGTTTGTGTTATTGCCTTTCCCTGTTCTATAATTGAATTTACTGTTACACCTTCAAAGGTTTTTTTAAATTCATCTACTACCACTGTAGAAATGTTTGTTATTTCACCAACCGCTTCTACAAAATCACCGACTATCTCTTTTCCACTGTTTAAAGCTTCTGTAGCTGTGTCTTTTATTGATTGTTTAGTTGCTTCTATATCTGCTGTAAGTTCTTTTATTCTTTCAATATCTTTACCTTTACCACCTAAAAAAGATTTTTCCCAAGCTAACATGGCCGCTTGTATTCCTAGCTTTATAGTTTGAAAACTTATTTTTAAAGGAGTAATGGCAATATCTAATACATTTTTTGCCACCCTACCTAGAGCATCAAAATTTTCAGTAGACTTAGCTACAGCATTGTAGGTGTTTACGATTGAGTCTGTAACAAGTTTAAAAACAACACCAATAGAATTAAATACAGTTTCTACTGTATCAGCTATAGCTTGGTTTTTCATCATTTGCTCTGATAACAATTCAAACGCTTTTAAAACCAAACCCACTCCCATAGCCTTAAACGCTAAACCTACCCCTCTAAAACCCCTTTCTAACTTCCCTACTTGAGATTCAGTTTTTTTAGAGGTTTTGCTTATTTCACCTAATTCTGCTTCAACTGCTTCTAGTCTTTTGATTGCATCTTCTGTGTCAACTTGTAATTTAACTGTTTTTTCTATACTCATTTTATCTAAATATTATTCTATATAATTGCTTGAACATTCTTCTTATACTTGTATGGTATTCTTCTATACCATAAGCAAAATCTAATTCCTTGTCTTTGTGTTCTACTAATTGTAAATGGTCAATAGTAGGTATAATTAATTTACTTGTATTTTCTATATATTTTTTTAATTCCATTGTAATCTTTGTAAATTTTGTAATTGTATGAAATCATAGTTTTGATATTGTGCATCATCTGCATCAACTCTACTTTCTAAGTTTGGTACCAGTGTAATATCATAATCTACTGTTAGTTGCCAAACCCTTCTAGCACGTGTATCTAAATCTTTTATGCCAAATCTAATATAATCTTGATAGTTATCTATTTCTAGTGAACAAGTAGATGCAGCACCCGATTCTTTAAGTGCATATTCAGGTGTGCCATTGGCTGTACCTAGTTGTGTTATTCCATCAGCTAAAGTAAATTTAAAAGCTGTATAATACGCAAACGCTTCTGTTGATCCCATAGGATATGTAGTACTATAACCACCTACAACAGTAGATATTCCTTTAACTCTTATATTAACAATACTACTAGTAGGAATAGTTAGCGTAGCCATGTTTTCAGAACCATTAATATAAGCATAGCTTTTAGTGTCCCCTGTTGTTTTTCCTAGTAATACCATTCTATGACTTTCGCCCATTATAGAACCTATATTTCCTTTTTTTCCTGTGTATTGTATTTTTATGTCATCACCAAATTCAGGCAAAATATTATAAGAATATTTTCCCCTATTAGTTCCTGTTGTAAGAGACTTAGCATAACCACGTAAAACTAATCCGACATAGTTTTTAGCTCCCTTTGCATTAATTATATTTCTAGCTCTATATATGTCAGATAATTGAATAGGTAAACTACCTACATTTGCTATACACATACCATTACCTGGTGTCCATTGACTAAAATATGTTTCACCACTTATTACTAAATCAGTAGGTATAGCGAAGAATTGACCACCGTTACATTGGCAACACTCAGCACTTGTTTCTGTACCTTGATAAGATGTCCCATCAGTTTCTAGTGTCAATACAGGGGTACAAGTCGGGTTTGTAGAAGGACACCACACAAAGCGACCACCATACGTATTGTTATTAGCATATACACCTAGAACATAATCACAATCCATGCAAGTACCAACAAACATATCATTCTGAGTAATCAATGTAACTTTAGAACTAGCTTTAGCACCTACCTGATAATTCTTTATGTCTAAGATTCGATAGTATGTGTCTTTAATAAAGATTTCATCATTAAACTTAAAATTAAATATATCTACTTCATTTAAATTTAAATGGCACTCTACAATCTTAGTATTTTGATTATATATTAAATTATAAAATTGTGACCAATAAGCATAGTATAAACTATTAGCAGCTAAATAATCACCTTCGGGGTCAGAGTTAAAAACAGGACTAATACCTGCGGGTGGTGGCTGTTGACTCCAATATAGAGATTTGGTGGTTATACCAATAGTGCCTTCATCAGTACCTGCAACAGTTAATTCATAAGGACTGCATAATGGATAGTCATTAAAACCATGTGCTTCAACACCACCCGTAAAACTATTATTAACGCTGTGCATATAATAAAGGTCTGCGGTGGTAAAAACCCTTGTTTTTGTTCCACTATAATAGAATAGTTTTGGTTTGGTTTTAGTATAAGTATTTACATAAACACCATCTTCTAGTTCATAGGTAAATTCGTATTGAACAACCATTCTAGGTATAAATGTTTCTAGTGGTTCATCTTCAGTTGCAAATACTTGTTGATTTATATATGGAGCAAAAGGTGATTGATATTTAGATTCGCCCTGAGCAAATTCATTGTTTGTATTTAAGGTATTGATATTTCCAAAGACATTTAAATCAGGTCTAAATTCTTTCATTGTTTTATTCATCAAATCCTCATCTTCTTGGTCTGTATATTCAACAACCGCCTTTTGCAGAGACGTTGTATCTTTAATAATAATTTCTTTTGATGTATCTAATTTATCTGACCAAAATTTTTGATCACCACCACCAATAAAATCATTATAAGGTTCAATACTTAATATATTAGGGTTGTCATTATCAGGTATTATAACCAAATTAAATCTTTGTATAAGGTCTTTTAAAAACGCCTTTTGCGTTAAAGATGGATCAATACCATTAATAGTATCTACTGTTTTACCATAGACATTGTCACCGAGACCATCCCATACAACCCGCATTTCAGTTTTTAAACCCGGCATAGAACTATATAGGTCATTTAGTCCCCATCTAACAATTCCTGGACCAGAATTATCCTTTTCTACGTGTTTTAATTTCACATATATTCGAACATAATTGTAGTCATCAACTCCCGTGCCATCACCAAAAGGTACGCTAGTTATATCAAGCGTTGCGTCCATAAAAATCTCTTGATTAGCATCATCGGTATTAAGACCTGCATTTTGTTCTGAAAAATAAACAGTAGACGGGTCTTCTTGACCTACTACATTACAACCCACAACCATAAACTCAAACTTAGAACCATTTGTCCAACACCCCTTGATATTTTGCGTTGTAACATTTGAAGCTACATACATGGCTGTCATATTTGAATCAGTTCTTTTAAATGCGTTTATGCTTGTATTCCATAAACCATCAGGATCAGTAGGGAAGGCATCACCTGAATTGATAGGTGTTGTTTGATTTACTAGCATTAAGTTATATTCCTGCATCATTTCCCAAGTATTACCAAACCCTGTTACAAGACCATCGTCACAATCTATATCATATCCTGAAGGTACAGTTACAGTTTTCCATGCTGTATCAGCACCTGCTATTGATTGACCATCGACCATTCCTGGAGTCACTAAAATCTCACAACTTGGTTTACCTGTGTGATTACAAGTAGTCATAAATAATCTTCCGAAATAATCAGAATCAAGAAAAGTGGATTTATACTTAAAACCATTTTTACGTAATATCTGGTTTAAAACCGACCTAATCTGTATTGCAGGTTTAAATTGATATATAGGAATCATATAGTCCTGAACATCATATCCCGCATTTGAAAGAGATGTAATTCTACTTTGATCCATACTCAAAAAAGTACTTGGCAAGGAAGGGTCAGGATATAAAAAATTCTCTTTATTTACCTGCATAGGAAACATAACCTTTTGAACATTTGCGTCTGTATCTCTAAATGAATCACCATCTATATTGGTAAATAGTGCTGTAGTGCCGTCCCAAGAATAACCTATATTAGTGGCATTATATATAAATTGCCATTCTTTTTTCTCTGCATATCCCCAAGCATCTACAACTTTTTTATTTCCTATAATGTTAAATAAATTAACACCATTAGATAATAACACTACTTCATAGAGTCCCGCTTTTAGATATACTGATTTAAGTTGCAAAACACCCTCAAATTGGGGTACAGTGCCAACATATAAGACAGCATCAAAAGCCTGATGCGTATTAAAAACTAAAGCCTCAAGGTTTACGTTGTACCAATTCTCAAAGAACGCATTGTTATTGTCTGTGAATGGCAACTTAAAAGTTTGAGAATAACTAGCTTTTCTTTTTTCAGGTTCTTTAATATCGGCAAATTGAAAATTTAAACTAATACTAGGATTGTCTTGTAAATCTAGCTGAAAAGTTTCTTCTGCTGTGCCACCTACATTGTTTCTATATGCAACTAATCGTACATTCATTATGAATTGGTATTTACTTCGTTAGAGTATTCTATGTTAATTGAGTATTGTATTAGCTTATCATTGGCTACTGTTTTTTTAATATAGCTACTATCAGTAACTACTACTGATTGAGTAAATGGTGTATCTACATTTTGAACTACATAAACATCAGTACTAAATAGACATTCTTTTATTAAAGAGGCTTGTTCAGGGTCAAGATAGCCTGTATTTAGTGTTTCTTTTCTTATTGCATCTGTTTCTCTAACCGCTTGTCCTTTATCCCAATTGCTATAACGATATTTAGATTTATTAAATATGCCAATAACTTTAGAATATTTATTCCTAGAAACATCTATTTTTTCAGTTGATTTTAATTCAAAATTTAAATAGTCCCAACAACCCTTGCTGTTACGCCAAGCTAGTCTACGCATAACGTACCCTTTACAGCTTTTTTCCTGCTGTTTAAAGGCATATAATGCAGACATAGCTGTATTAGTAGAATCAACAGCTTTAACTGTATAATAAGACCACCCTGCATTATTAGCGTGTGAAGGTTTGTGTGTGGTACTGTTGCCATTAGAACTATCTGTGAATCCATTAAGATTACCTGGTCCACAGCCAAAATATAAAATCCTTTCTTTATCTTCATCTACTTCAGTACCGAGAGTAAGTGGTTTAGCTCCACCAATAGCTGCTGCATTTGTAATATAGCTAGTGCTTAATACAGAATCAGAGCTATCATAGTATTTGATTTCCATTTTTGCAGGTTTACTACCAAAATTTAATTCACCGTTTATAAAGGCAATAGTATGAAAATCACCTACCTGTGTTGTTGTATTATAATAAACATAGTTTAAGTAACTACCTAATCCAAACGGATTAACATAACTAGAAGAACCAACATCTGATAAAAAAAGTTTACTCGTGCCATTGAGACAGTATAGTTGCATAGCAATTCCTTGAATATACTGCGAATCAACACCTGATGCTGTAGTGCTACGTTCTTGAAATAAATTTAAAGCACCCTGCATATAAAAAGAAGTATTTGATACGGGAGTAGAAGGCGTATAACAGGTTACAGCACTAGCTGTGCTTAAAGCATAACAATCTATAGCTCTAACGTGTATTGATGATATTTGAGTTTTAGCTCTACTTGTATCACCATTTACGCTGAAAATTCTGTAAGCTACTGACCCCCCTGATTCATAGGTATTAGCACCTAGTTTATGTATTGTGCTAAATGGGATTCCATCTAAATTTTGGTCATAGACTGTGTCTACTAATTGTGTGTTTACTACATCTTTAATATCAAAAAATGCTCTAGCTTTTCCTGCTGCAACATCAACACTATAACCGTTACGTCTTTGCTTATATGTAGCTATAAGATTAGCACTAACAGCAGAGGTACCCGTATAAACTTCTAATCCTATTTTATAGAAAAAAAATGAAGATACGTCCTGGTCTTTATAAATCATAAAACCTATCATTGGATTCCAATTTGTAATAACAGGCACTCCGTCTGATGCCTTAACAGGTTGTTGTACTATACTTAAATTATTTGTAGACATATATATTATATTAGTTCTAAAGCTACTTCTAGGTCATCTGCGAAAGCTCTAGTAATGTTATCAGTTTGTTTATTTAATTGTTCTGTAAATGGTTTGCTAAAAAATTGTGTACGGGTTAATCCTCTTTGAAATATAGAACGCTGTATTAAAAAGGCAAAACTTTTGTTAGTTATAAATTGTCCCCCTCTATTACCTGCACTTTTCCATTTTTTATCTACTCGACCTTTAACACCTTTAGATTTAATCCAATCTAATAATGGTTTTTGAGGTGGCATTTTACTTGAGTATTTGAATGGACTTCCTTGCCCTCTTTTTTTTGGTCTTGCATTTCCCTCATAACCACCAGCACCTCTAACTCCTTCGTCTACAAATTGCCAATAATCTTTAGCACGTCCAAATTCAAACTCTAGTGTTACCGAATCTCGTTGATTAGTAACTAGATAATCAAAGTCATTAAATAAGTTACCGCTACCTTTTTTCTTTTTCTTTAATATACCACGTCCTTCCTTGACAACATTATTGCCAAGTTTCTGTAGTGCTTGTATGGTATTTTTAAACTCCATTATGTATTAGCTTCTATTGGTGCTATGCACAAGTTATTCTTATTGTTTACATCTACATTAATTGTAGCACTCCAACCTGTTAATAAGTTATTGAATCTAGCTGTGAATGGTTCACACGTTATAGGTAACTGTAATACCACTTGGTCATCAACCCAAGATTGAGTAGCTAGACTGTGTTTAAATTCTGCAATAACATCATTTAAGATTTGTAGTGTTTCTGAATAAGTATCAACACGCCCTAATCTTTGTTTATTTGGTTCATCACCAACTTCGTCATTAATCATATCCATTACATATAGAGTAAAAGAATATGTCATAACACCCTGATTAACTGTAGCACTTCCTGGTTCTGCATATAGTATATTATAATCACTAGCACCAAGTTTATTAATGTCTACTTCATCTAACAGTCCTGAATGAAAGCTATTAATCTCATAATGCTTTGTTGCTATTGTTTCTAAATATCCGACTACGTTTCTAAAAGTTATCATAGTTGCTACGTTGTTTATTATTATAATCTTGACTATACGCCAAGTATGTTAGTACCTCTAGTATTGGTAACCTAGTTATTTTTTCAATGTCTAAGATTGAATTAGATAAGCTATACAAAACATTGTACCACCCCCACTTGCTCTGCATTGTTACGCCTTTTGTGGTGTCGTGTTTTGAGCTTCCAAATAATGGTGCGTAATCTTCGCCAATCTTTCGCCTAAAGTCAAAAAAAAACCTAAGCTGCTTAATGCTATATTCATTGGACAATCCTTGAATAGTTCTTCTTTGAATTCTTCAGGATCGTAAGCCTCTACAGCATACCTGTCATTAACCTTATTTGTAACACGTCTATAAAGTATTGACATAATAATATGTAGATTCTCTATAGGTTCTTTACAATATGCTTCTAAATCAATATATTCACCTGTAGTAAGTTTGCTAAGGTTTGGACAAAACCCATATTCTTCACCTTTAAATGTAAACAGCTTTTTAAAATCTTGTTTAGTAGGTTCTGTATCAATCATCTTTTTAATTATGTCCATTATCTCTAACAAGTCTGTGTAAGCCATTTTCTTTACAATAAAGGGAGTAGTGTTACATAATAACGCTAAACTCTTTACAACCTTTGTTTTATCTGTCCCTTTACCTTCCTGAATCTTGACATACTTTTGATATGTTCCAATAGTTATGTCTTTCCAATTATCAGGGATTGTTAATTTAACCTCTTTCATTACTAATAAATATAAAATGTTAATATTTGTTTTTTACAATATATAATACTTGCCACTATGATTAATTGATAGCTTGTTTAAACACAGATAACGTACTGCATCTACTAAGTGGTCATTGACTTTTACGGGGGTATTTAATACATCACCATTTTTATCTGTAGCCCATTTATAAGACCTAAATTCTTTTATTGCATTTAAACTATCTTTTGTTATGTTAAGTTTGTATCTACGCATTATGTCAATTCCTAAATGTATTCCTGCTCCCTTCTTAGCTGGTTTTATATTAAAGCCTTGACGATATATTTCTTCTATTGATTTTGGTTCTGCTGAATCTCCTACTATTTCTGATGTTCTGTCTACTCCTAGTTCTTTCATCTTATTAGCTAAGTCTGTATTAGTCAAACGCTTTTCATAAAGTAATTCTCTAATATATAAGCTGTCATCTAATTGTCTAACTTCTACTAATGCTGTAGGTGAATTAGTAAAGCCAAAGTCTAATCCATAACCAACTAAACGCCCTTGTACGTCATCAACAAGTTGAAAGTTTCTAAATATCATTGTCTGCACTGTCCCTATTTCACCAAGTCCATATACACGCCAATAGTCAGGATCAATATCTTTTAATCTTTCAATCTCAGCTATAGTATCTTCATCTAAGAATGGATTGGCTTGATATGTGGATTGTAAGAATGTGCAATCATCTCTAGTATGTACCTTTTCATATATCCAAGAATAGGGATCAGAAGGGTTGTAGTCTAAGTATATCTTTTCTGTTGTTCTAAGTATTAGCTGTTGCCAATCTTCATAATTAAATTCATTTGCTTCATTACACCATAGATAATTTCTTTTACGTCCACGTATCTTGACTGGCTGATCCACTGAAATAAATTCTATTAAGTTGCCATTTAATTGATATGATAATTCTGATTTGTTATGATTTTCTTCTGAATATAATTCTAGTTCTTTTAAGATATTTAACACATCACGATATGCTGTACCTTTAAGAGCAGGGAGTGTCTTTCTGCATATAGTAAATACCTTTCCTGTTTCTTCTAAGCATTTAACAATAAACAACTGACACAGCGAATAGGTCTTGCTAGAACGGGTGCCCCCCTGTAGGCACGTTATTCTAGTTTTAGACCTATACGCCTTGTGAAATACATTTGTTGTTTTAATCTTTGCCTGTGTCAATTACTTGTATAGTTAAATCGGTTAATGATTTACCACCGCTTGTTATGTCTACTTTCTCTGCATATCCTCTGTCCCTAGCTTTTGACTTCAAGTAAAATATAATACTTGTTTCTTTTCCACTAGATATGTTTTTAATTAGTTGCCCTTCTACATAATCAATCTGAGCTTCCTTAATATCTTCAACAGCTTGAGCAAATTCAGGGTCTTCACGCATATACCTATAGTATGTACTTCTACTAATATTACCTGCCTTTTTACAAGCGTGATATATAAGTCCTTGCGTTTCTTGTAACGCTTTTAATAATTTCTCTTTTTTATTCTGTGCCATTTGTATTATTTTATCTTTACATTATAACCTTGTTTCTTTAGGTCATTGTACAATTCTTGTGCCTTAATT